CCCTATTATATATTAGTGGAGAACATCGCAACTCAAGAGATAATGACTTCATCTGCAGGAAATGGCGTTGGTAATACTTTTAATCTAATAAATTATGCAAGTACTGGAAACAATATGAGGTTTATTGATAATAGCGGTACATCAATATCACCTATTAATGATTTTTATTATAATAATGCATGCTGTGTAGGAACAGATTGTTGGTTTTTTAGATGGTTTGCAGAATTACCACCTACACATTCATCTTTTAATATAGATTGTGATGGATTTAGTTTACATCCTTGGTACGAATCAGTATTACATGAAGATTGTGCAACTGCTTCTTTAGCCTGTTTACCTAGTGGAGGTGTTTCAAAACTAAAAGACCCAACATCTTGTGAAGCTCAAGATATTACTCTAGAGTGTTGTGATCCTACTCCTTTTAGTACAGGTAGTAGTAAGTTAGCTAATCCAACACCTGTTCCTACAGTTGACACATTTACTATAAGAGATGTTGGTAATACGGAAGTAGATACTGTGGTTGATAAATTAAAAATAATACCTAAGTTAAATCAGTATAGCGGAAATAAAAAAATATAAATGGCTAAAGAAAATAAATATGATTTAGAATATTTATATATGTCTTATAAAAAACATTATAAAAAAGCTAATATGGAAAAAGCTAAAGTGTATAATGATTTAGCTCAAAAGATACATAATGTTAATTTAGATATTGCTTATCATGATAAACTTGCTAAAAGGGAAGAGAAGTACGGTGTTTTTGGAATAGGTAAATATAAAACAATTAAGTATGGCTAAGATAAAATTTGATCCTCAGAAATATAGACCTATTGCAAATCATGGCCATCCTGATATGAATACTGATTCTATATCTTATCAAGAATATTGGGCTAAAGAATTAGATAGATGTGTTAATGGATTTAAACCAAAAGGAATGAAAAAGATTTCTGGTAAGTATTATTTCTATTTAAATTATTATATGATACTTGGTAATGATGGAACAAAAGGAAATCGTAAAACATTAATACATCCTTGGTATAGACAAATGGATCATGAATATTTTGATACATTTGAACAATGTAAAGAGGATGGTAAGGGAATGATTGTTATAAAAGCAAGGGATAAAGGATTTTCTTATATGAATTCTGGCATGATAGCGCATGAGTTTACTTTCTTTCCCCATAATGATGTCGGTATTGCAGCTGGATTACAAGCTACAGCTGATGCTTTTTTTGATAAAACCAAAAAAGGATTAAATGCTTTACATAATAATTTTAAACATAGTATATTAAGAGACACTGATGGTATTAGGCGTAGTGGTTATAAGCAAAAGAATAAAGATGGGAAGTGGGAAATAGGAGGTTATCAATCTACTATAATTTGTAGGACAATGGATAATCCAGAAGTATTTAAAGGAGAAAGGGTTGCTGTTATGGTATTTGAAGAAGCTGGTGAGTTTAAGCATTTAAAAAATGCATATATGTCATCTAAAGCTTGTTTTATGGATGGAGATATTCAATTTGGCGTACCTATTGTTGGAGGAACAGGGGGAGATATATCTAAAGCATCTAAAGATTTTATGGATATGTATTATAGTTCTGATGCTTATAATTTAGTTCCAATGTTTATTCCTGCCAATAGAGCATACTATGGATTTTTTGATATTAAGACAGGAAAAGAAAAACCAGAACAGGCAAAGGAAAAGTTAACAATTGAGAGAGAAAATATACAAAAATCTGGAGATAATGAAGCTTATAATTTACATATACAAAATTATCCCTTAACTATAGAAGAGGCATTTTTAAACACTCATTCAGCTCGTTTTGATATAGCTCTTATTAATGCTCAACGTTCAAGAATATTATCAAGTAAAGATAATAGAAGTCAAATACAAAGAGGTTATTTAGATTGGGAGTTGGGAGAAGATGAACCAAGGGTTAGATGGAAACCACACCCTAATGGACCTTATAAAATATTAGTCCATCCTGAGTTAGAGTATAAAAATTTAGATATAGGAGGTATTGACTCTTATGATCAAGATGAAGCTGGAGCATCAGATTCTTTGGGTAGTGCAATAATTTATCGTAGATTTGCAAATACTGATATGCCAAGCGATTACGTAGTTGCTGAATATACTGATCGTCCTAAGAAAAAAGAAGATTTTTGGGACAGATGTTTAAAGTTAGCAGTGTATTATAACTCAAGAATGCTGGTAGAATATACAAAAATTGGTATATTAGATTATTTTAAACGAATGAATGGGTTAAAATATTTGAAAGAGAAACCAGAATCTGCACATAATCCTGGTACAAAAACTAGAAATAGATATGGTGTGCATATGAATAAACAGGTTAAAGCTTTATTAGAAGATTTGATAGATGATTATTTAAGAGAGAGTGTGCAGGATATTTGGTTTATAGATTTAATAGATGAGTTGGCTAATTATGGATTACAAAATACTGACCGAGCTATGGCCTTTGGTCTTTGTTTGATTCATAATATAGATAATTATAGAATACAAGCTGGAATTAAAGAAGAGAAAAAAGATTTAGGATTTAAATATTATAAAATGGGATATAATGGTACTCCTATAGCAATAAATTAAAAAAATGGAAAATAAATATAAATCAATGCCTTCAATGTTAGTTTCTGAAAAAGAAAAGAATGACGAATGGTGCGAACAGGTACTAAACTCTATAACTAGATATATGTCTTCTGGAGATAGTATATATAATTCTAGTAAACTAAAAGATATAAGAAATTATCAAATTTATAATGGAGACCTTAATCAAGCAGATTATAGTTATTTGACAGAACAGTATGGATTAACATATCCTGCAAGACTTGTAAATTATCCTATCATCACCCCTAAAATAGATTTACTTGTAGGAGAAGAATTAAGAAGGCCTATAGATATGAAGGTTTCAACTGTTAATAAAGAAGCTGTGGTAAGAAAACACGATCATAAAGTTACTTTAATGATGAGAGAACTTTTAGATGATTTTCATAAAGAATTTAAAGAAAGAGAAGGTGTTGATATAATAGAGCAAGGACAAGGTATTCCTATTCCTGAAGATATAGAATTATATATGAAATATAATTATCGTGAGATGATTGAAGAAACTGCACAAGATGGTTTAGAATATATTGTTAATAGATATAATGTAAAAGATGTATTTAAAGAAGGTTTTAGAGATTTACTTGTAACAGGAAAAGAATTTTTTAAAGTAGAAATACATAATGGAGATCCTTATGTAAGAAGAGTCGATCCTAGAACTATTGTATATGATTATTCTATTCATTCAGATTATTTAGATAACGCTTCGTGGGTTGGTGAAGAAAGATGGCTTACTATTAATGAAATAAATGATATCTATAAAGATTATCTTACTAAAAAAGATTTATTAGAATTAGATAAGATGAGAAACTTATATAAAGGTGGGGATGTAAATAATTATAATTCATCTTTTGATTGGGTTGATGTTGGTCAAGGCGAAGAAACTAAAATTCGTGTGGTAAGTGCTGAGTGGAAATCTTTAAGAGCCATAAAGTTTAAATTATCAGATAATAAATATAATCCAAGTAGACCATTTAGAAAAATGGTAAAAGATACATATAAAGCTAGAAAAGGAGAAAATATTCAAACAAAATGGGTGGATGATATTTGGGAAGCAACAAAAATAGGAGGAAAGATACTAGTGAAAGCTCAAAGAAGAGATAATCAGGTAAGAAGTATAGATGATCCTGGTAAAACTAATTTATCTTATGTAGGTTGTATAAAAAATAATACCACTGGAAGCCCTGTTTCAATGGTAGATTTACTTGATAATATACAGATGCTTTATAATATTGTTGTTTATCAAATAGAACTTGCTATGGCTCGTTCTGGAGGTAAAGCAGTGGTATATGATACATCACAATTGCCTACTAATTTAGGTATGGATATTCAGACTGTTTTATATCATTTAAAAACAGATGGTATTATTCCAATTAATTCTAAAGATGAAGGTAATCAGGTGAGTACTTTTAATCAGTTTCAACAAATAGATTTTACTTTATCTCAATCTGTACAGCAATTAATAAACTTAAAAGTAATGCTTGAAGATATGGCTGGAGGAGTTTCTGGTGTAACTAGACAAAGAGAAGGTGCAGTGGAACAATATGAATATGTTGGAAATGTTCAAAGAAGTGTAGTCCAATCTTCAACTATTACAGAAAGTTGGTTTTATTCTCATGCAGAAGTTAAACAAAGAATATTAGAAAGTTTATGTAATTTAATGAAAATAGCTTGGGCTAATGGTAAAAAAGCAGGTATGATATTAGGAGATGGAGCATATAAATTTTTAAATGCTATGCCAGATATTTCATTACAAGATTATGGTGTTTATGTTGGTGATAGTGGAAAAGATGATGCAATGAGACAAGTAGTTCAGCAATTAGCACAGTCTGCTTTACAAGCTGGAAATATAGATTTATTAAATGTAATTAAAGTCTTAAAAGCAGATTCAATGACTGAAGCTGAAAAAGTTTTAGAAAAAGGTATGGATGAAATGCAAAAACAACAACAAGCAGCTATGCAACAACAAATGCAAGAGCAAGAAGCTGCTGCTCAACAGAAACAAGTAGAGTTTGAAGCTGAGGCACAGCTTAAGCAAATAGATAATGAAGCTAAATTACAAGTTGCTAAGATTGGTGCTGATTCTAGAATTGAAGTTGCTAATATTCAATCTGAAACAGATAGAGATATTCACGATGCTAAAGAGCAAAGTGAAATGACTAAAAAACTTGCCGATCATCATATTAGTGAAAGTGAAAAAGAAAATGATAGGGAAAATAAAAAGAAAGATGATGAAAACACCCCATCATTGAGTACAAAAAGAAGTGATTTAGAAAGAGCTAAATCAAAGATTTAAAAAAAAGTTGTATATTTGCAAGCTGGGAGTATTAATTAAAATTAAAAATAATGGCAAAAGACGAATCAAAATTAGTTGAAGCTGTCGAAGAATCAACAGAAGTAACAACAGAAAATGGGATTGATGAAAAATTTAATCCTTTAGCTTTTACAGAAGATGATGAATTAAAAGAGTTAGTAACAGAAGTAAAAGAAGAAGAGGAAAAAATAGAAGAAGAAGAAAATAAAGAAGAAGATGATGATTCTTGGAAATGGGCAAAAGATGTAGAAGAAGAGGATAAAGAAGAAGAAGAAGAGGTTTATGATTGGGAAGATGAAAAAGAAAGTCCTAAAGAAGAAGAAAAAGAAGTTGTTCAAGGAGATATTGAATGGAAAAAGGTTGCAGAAGAGTTAGGAGTGATGGGATCTTCAAAAGAAGAAATTCTACAATCAATTAATGCTTATATTCAACAAAGTACTCAAGCAACTCCAGATAGTCAGGTGGCTGAATTTAAACGTTATTTGTCTTTTTCAGATAGAGATTTAGTTCAGGAAGAATTAAAAGCTGATGGCATGGATGCTGCAGAACTAGAAGAATCTTTAGATAAATTAGAAGATGCTGGAATGATGAAGATGAAAGCAAAAAGTATTAGAAGATTGATTAATAATGCGATTGAAACACAAACACAAAATCAGAATCAATCTAAAGCAGAAGAACAATCAAAAAGAAAAGAAAGTGCTGATAAAGCACGTGAGGCTTTAAAAGGCCACATAAAAAACATGGGCGAATTTATGGGTGGGAAAGTAACAAAAAAACAGAA